ACTACACAAATCTTGTTTCTAATAGCTCCTGAATCTATATTTTGAGCAATAACAGAATGTACAAAAGGGTCTATGTCATCTGTAATAATAAGTAGTCTCCCCTCTGGCTTTTGAAAAACAGCGTCAAACAACTTTACTATCTTATCTCCCTTTTCAATTTTACCTCTGTGCAAAAGTACAAAAGGATTCTCTAATTTACATAAATCTCTTTGAACATCTGTTCTAAAAACTCTAGATGTATATCCTCTGTCTAAAACAGTACCCTCTCTCACTTCTACATATGTTTCAGAAGTGTCAGAAATAGTTGACAACACAGTCCCGTGCTTCCCTATTTTATTAAAGGCTTTAGATATCATTTCCCCCAACTCTTCATCTCCATTTGCAGAAATAGTTGCTACGTGTTTTAGGTTATCAGAAGTTACTGCTTCAGACATTTCTTTTAATTTAAGGACTACATCTTCTGATGCTTTATCAATCCCCTTCTTTATCTCTACAGAAGAACTCCCCTTATCTATTAAGCTGAGACCTCCCTCAAAGATAGACTGTGCTATCACGGTAGCGGTTGTAGTATTGTGTGTGGGAATATAGTTATCTGTAATATATAAACTATCTGATCCACTAACCTTAATACACATCATATCAGTATACACCCCAGTAGGGACTATTGCTACAATTTGTTCTCCGTACTTAAAACCTTTTCTCTGTAAAATTCTATATATAGGAGTGTCAGAGTATGAGCTATTCTCTTTTCTAATTAATTTAGAAGTAGAGATTGGTATAGATAAACTGTTACACAACTCTTGAAATCCATCTTTTAACTGTTCACTAACTGAAGAAAACTCAAATAGGTTTCTATTGTTAATATATCCATCTGTATCAAGTAATCCTTTCAACAGTTTTTTTCTGTCTTCTATATCTGATAAAAGATAATCAGAAGGTATAAACTTTGTGTCACTTTTTACACCTAATAAATTATATTCACTTAGTAAATATCTCATTATACTTCCATACTCTGAATTTACACCTACAAACTTGACTCTAAAATAGTTTTTAGAATCTACCCAAGACTTATGAAAAGATACACCTTCTGGGAGCACTAAGTTATCAAGTACGTGCTCTTTATCCTTCCCTAAAGAAAGCTCTACAGACCCTGTTCCACTTAAACTCCCGTCTCCTAATAATAATCCCATAAAGTATGGATCTATAAGAAGTTCCTTTTTATAAAACTGAGCCTCTGTTAATGGCACATAATAATTGTGTGATATATGTTCTCCTTTAAGATAACTAACTTTATCACTTTTTATCATGTCCTTAACAGTAATATCTTTGCTTGCCCCATAACTTGTCACTACACTCCATAAATGATTATCTGAACACTCTACGACTCTGCCATCAGAGAAAATAACTTGATAAATTTCTTTTTCTCCTTTTTCAAAAATTCCTGTGACAGTTTGGTAATCTTCATTAACTCCACATATTACATCTCCAATTTCTAAATCTTCTATTTTTACAAAGCCATTTGGTGTAGCAACTTTTGAATAAAGGGGTTGAGGGCCGTCTCCAGCTTCTCCATTAGTTCTAGTTGCAGCTTCTTTAATCAAAGATGCTCCAATAGCTTCAAACCCGTCTTCTGGGTAAATAGATCGTGCTATAGACACTCCATCTTTAGTTATCATATACCCACCATTAGGAGCAGGTATTATAACATTTCTGCCCTCTGCCCCCAGGGATTCCTTAACGGCATTTGCCACTTGGTCAACACCCCTCTTTAAAGACTCTCTTGCTTCAGTACTAAATTTAATTTTTGTTCCCATTTATCTATTTTTGTTTTTATTTAATAATTGTTTTCTCTTCTCTCTACGGTTAGGATATCTTGTTATTCTTAAAGATGTGATAGGGTTAATTAAAACTCCATCTACATATTGCTTTTGATAAGGTATGTTCATATTTTTAAAATTCAAATTTAATTAATCCATCTAGTGTTCCATTTGTACCTCCACCAACATCTATATAAAACTTCTTGTACCTAACCCCCCCTGATAATTTAAGATATGTTTCTTGGTCTTTAAAGGATTTACCTAACCCCACTCCAAACAACATTCCAAAGTTTTTAACTTTTGGAATAGACATAGGTACAGATTGTATATCCACATTCCCTACTGTCATAAACTCAGGAACCTTAATGTCAGATTCAAACACTCCGTCTTCTCTTTGACTAATTACAATACTAATATCTACAGGATTAAAACTAAATTTAGATATCCCAGTAGTATCCTTAATAGTTATTACATTTTCATACTTAACAAAGTAATCTGTTTTCTGTGGGTAATAATCTATAATAGAGATAGAGTCTCCTTTTATACTAATACTGTCTGTTGGTTTCTCTATCTCTTTTATAACTATCTTGGTCTTGTACACAATCTTGGGTTTAGCCTCTAGTGCTATTCCTAACTCCTTAACAATCTTATTTAGCTCTCGCTGTGTCAGGGTATCTGCCACTAGCTTTCTATACTGAGTTTCATTAATTTTAACTAACGTATCGTTTGCTATAACTAATTTTCTGTATGCCATATCACTCTTGTTAAGTTTACCCTCATAGATATTAAAACCTATGAAACCTGTTATAAGTAACAGTAATATAATAACACCTAAAACCAATGTTGTGTTTACCTTTTTCATACTCTTTTAAATTATTGCAGCTATGGCAGATATTGGAACTATAAAATGCTCTTCTCCGTTATGGGTAACTCTCCCCTTCTCTCTTGGTTTTACAAAGTACACCGTGTCACCTTCTTCTAGTGTAGTAATGTTATCTGCAATCATTATAACTGTAGCTCTTGGGAGGGAGTCAGAATCTTCAGGTATAAATAAACCCGACCCTTCTGTTTTTGTACCCTCTTCTAGAGCTTTAATTAAAACTCTTCCTTCTAGTATTGTTTTCATTTTGTTTTTAAATTTGGTTTTACCTCTTCTTCTAGCGGTGTGTTAAATACCTTGTGTAATTTAACTAGTGCACTATTGAGCAACACTACTTCTTTAACTGAGAAGACTCCTTCTTGTGTAGCCTTCTCAACACCTTGTGCTAATATATTTAATTCTTCCATTATTATCTAGGGTTACTATTAGTTAAATGTTTTCTATCTTCTAAACTAAGACTTGAAGTCCTACTTCTACCTAATGCTCCACACTCACATCTATATGCTTTGTACACATTTACATTAGTATGGTACTCTCCTTCCCAAGTTAATTTATCTGATCCACAAGTAGCACATACCTGTACGTCACTTGAGACATGTAATCCTACATTTGGATGAGGCTGCATATAAGGTCGTATTCTTAAATAAACTTCCTCTAATACTCTAACATCTTGGTCACAGTACAGAGACATCTTATTTAAGTCCTCTACGCTACCTTCAACACATCTATCCCACAGCCCAGGTTCATTTGGTATTTTACCCTCTATTCCAAAGAACTTAGTAGCAATATAATCCAATCTATTGTGGGTTATAGCAAATGTTTTTCTACAGTGTAGAAGTGTGTCTATAGTCTGATATGGAGAAGGAAGGTTAAGACCGTGTTTTAAAAACCTTGTATTCATCTTCTTTTTGTCAAACTTGTTGAGGTTGTGGGCCACTATAATATCTGCCTCATCAACCATATTCCATAGTCCTTGTGTGATTCTCTCATCATCACCTGCAAGAACTTCTTTCCTAGTTTGCTTCATAGAATATACTTTGTCATCAAAAAGCCATTTAGCACTCCAACATATCATAAACCAATCCCTCTTAATCATATTAGGGGTTATGTTAACTCCCCACGTTGGGAAGCACCTAACTTCCATAGGAGCTGTCTCAATATCAAATATCAATATCTTAGCAGGACTGCCATTACACTTGTTCACGCCTAAATTTAGAGTCTTAGCCCAAGTACGTATAGTGCGTGTTGTAACATCAAATCTACTAGATAACTCATCTTGTATATCAGATAAAGATATTTCTCCATCTTTATTTTTCTCGTATGAGATTCTGATATCTTCTTTGTCTTCTTCCGTTAAATCTTTATATAATATCCCCATTTATTATTTGGTCTTTTAAAAGGTTAAGTTTTGTACGTAAGGAACTAATAAGTTTCAAAGACTCTTTAGCGTCTTTGTCCACTAGCGACTCATTTAAGGAGGCAGTGTCCTCGTGAATATCTCCAGTTTGGAAATTTATCACTTGTATTCTTTTTGAACTAAGTTCTTCTCTCATAATTTATTTATATTTGTTTTTAGTTGTTATTAATCTTCTGGATTTAAAAATCTTTTTAACCACATTCCTAGGTTATCTACGCTAACCCAATCTATCCCGTACTTATTACACCAAGTCATGTAAGTAAACTTACTGTTCCTAGATATTTTAGCTCTGTGGTTTTGAAATACCATTGTAAAATTAAGGTCGGGATTGTCCCTTAGTACAGCCAGTATTTTTTTTCTATCTGACATAACAAACCTACCCTTTACCTCTAATACCTTACCTGTTTTAACAAGTACAAAATCAGGAGTATATCTTTTTTCTTGTAAAATACTCGTACATCCGCACTCTTTACACTTAAGTTTTTTGTGGGTGGTACTCTCTTGGTAATCTAATTTCAGAGCTTCATATTCCCACTCAATATTATTCTCATCTAATATTTTAGAAACTGTGTATTCAAGTCCAGACCTAAATCCTGCTTTAACAGCTTCCTTTCTAACTTTTGACTTAAATATTTTTTCTCTTCTCATACTTATTTATTTAGTGCAAATATACATCTATTTATTGGTTATTCCTAATTTTATTAGTGTTTAATGACATTCCGCATAGTTATTACCAAATTTAGTATCTACTTTTATCTCTACATTTAATTTTAAAATAGAGTTAGCTTGCTTTATACTGTCTTCTATTTTACTCTTAGTTTCTTCTCTGTGCCCTATTTTTGACAAGGATAACTTCTCATCGTGGTACTGTAATATAGGAAAGATACCCCTTGTATTCATAAACTTAAGCCACATATCAAAAACAAAAGACCCAGTGCCTTGGTTTAACGTGCTAAAGATATCTTTTTCACACCTCACAGAATACCAATACATATTAACAGGATTCTGAAGCCACATCTGCTCTCCTACATGCTTTGTAGTTATGTCATTTGGAAGATGTTTTATACTCCAGTTTCTATTCCAGTAGTCTGCTATTAGTTTCTTAGCCTCTTTTTGTGTTGTACCTATAGCCTTTGATAGCTTTGGAGCTCCTATACCGTAGATACAACTATAATTGGCCTGCTTATACATAGAGCGTGTATCTGAGTGGCTAACACCCTCCTTACCCCCCGTAGCCTCAAACAGCTTGTGATCGTCCACCTGTTTAGCTGTTACCGCCCCTGCATACAATGCCAAGGAAAGATGTGGGTCAAAACCCTCTTCCATTTGTTCTGTAACATATTCGGGGTCGTAGTTCCACATAAAGTGTCTCTTGGTGTTATCCTCTAAAGAAACAATATCACTTCCACAGAGTTCATAACCCTCTGGTGCTATAATACACTCTCTTATTAATTGACCGTCACTATAATTATTTGATATAGCTTCCTCCAATGGTTCTCCCCCTGTTATAGCTTTCTCTATTTTACCTGTAACTTTAGGTAAGTTAGCTATTGGTTTCTTGTGTTTTAATCTCAGGGTATTTGTAATACCTTGTGCTCCAGCTATTACATACCCACTATCATCCACAGCATTTAAAAAAGATTTTAGCACTCCTATTCTATGTGTTAAAATAGTTAATCCATTTAGTTCCTCTAACTCAGGATTCTTTGTAATTAATTTTAAAACACTCTTACATAATTCATCTCCATCTTTCACTTGGGGTACATCTCCATTGGCTCCTTCTTTAAAGGTTTCTGGTTTCCACCCTAAAGACAACAACCACTTCTTTAACTGGGGTACAGATGTAGGATTTGCATCATCTCTTATTTCTAGAGTATCAAAAGGTAGGTTTTTCTGTGTTAGATAATCAAACCAAGATATACCTAGTAAGGACATTTCTCCATCTACTTTATACATTACTTTGGGTTTAACCTTCAGTAATTTACCTAGGGGCATAACACTTTTTAACACATCTGTTTTATTATGTGATAACCTGTTTAATATATCTAAGTTATACTGCACTTTATTTACATCTATTTTACATTTATTTAGCTGCTGATATACTAAACAATCCATCTTAAACATAAGATATCTTATGAATTTAATAACTTCTTCCCAAGATCCGTACAGCTCAGTTAGATAATTTAGTATATTCTCCCACAAAGTTATATTTATTTTAACGTCTTCTTCACATCTGTGTTTATAGATTTCGTAAGGAAGACCTATCCAATCTTTTACTTTTGGTTTCTTTATTCCAAAATCTTCTCCAAAGTCTTCTAGTCCAAATGTACCTTGCTTTCTGGCTGTGTATACATACCAAGCTAGGGGCAATGTATCTATTATAAAGGCTTTAACCTTGAAGTCAAGAACCCTCTCCATCTCAACCACGTCAAAAGATTTAAAGTAGTGCCCCACTATAATATTATCAGGATCTGCCATAACTTTCCTAATAACATCGTGGTCATTTGTAGATTTAACCCCCCAAGTACCGTCTGATTTTTTATACCCCATAGAAACAACGTGTATCTTTGTAGATATAAGTCCATCTGTTTCTATGTCAACTACATATAATCCCATTTTTCTAATTGTTATTAAAATTAAGTATCACCCCTTTTACATCTGTCACTTTATCAATTAAATCACTAAAACTCTGAGTCTCCATTTCAACAATAAAAACATCTCCACTGTATGAAAAAACTGTTGTTTCTCCTTCTCCTACTATCCCCTCAAAAGACTCAACCCTAAAAAGATCTACGGTTTTTTTTGAAAACTCTGTTCTAACTATTCCACTATCCTCATCATAAATGTATGATATTAGGGGAAATGTTTTAAAATACGCCATGTATGTTTTGTGTGTTAAATTGTTAAAAAGCCTCCCCAGGAGATACTCTTGGAATATTTTCACTATTTTGATGAGCAGTTTTCTTATTTTGTAGTTTATGTATTGGATTAATCATGTTTTTATCAAAGTATCCTGTAAATCCATCTACCTCTTTGTAAGTAAGAGATAGACTACAGTCTATAGGAGTAATTCTACCCCCTGTAGAAATATCTTTTACTTTTTCTACTTTTATCTCCATTATATTCCTCATAGCTTTTATCTTGTGGTTTGCAACCCTGTGGTAAAGAGTGAAAGAATCGGACCTATTTGCCCATATATTACCAAATACAGCGTCATATCTACTAGGACACTTAGGATACCCCTCAGAATCTTTAGTGGCTCTTGTGGCTTCTGTGATAGGATGGAGGGACATAACAACAGAGCACACAGTTTTAGTAAATATATTAAGTTCTGAAAGTAAATTATCTACGTATGCATATTGATTTGTAGGTGCTTTTTTATAATAGGAGAAGGGGTCAATAAATACACCGCTTATACCATATAACTTATGTAACTTATTTGCCCTCTCTAAAACGTCTTCTACAGAATAGTGTACATCATTTTTCATTATAAAGAAATGTGCGTTTATAAAATCCTTGTACCCTCTTAGCTCTAGATAATTCCCTTTAAAATAAGATATTTCTTTTCCTGATAACGCTTCTATTAAAACTTGTTTTGTATTGTAAACTTCATTCTCACCACAACTAATTGCAAATTTCTTTCCATATAACACTGACAACGCTAATAACTGGTGCAGGGTTATATAAGTTTTACCAACCCCCTCAAAAGAAAGCATAAAATTTAAAGTGTTATCTTTCCATAACATATACTCATCCAATTGTGGCCATCCATAACTGAGTCCAATAGGTATAGTTCCATCAATAGCTTGAGCTAACTTTTCTTCGTCCTCTCCATCTTTTGATAAGAAGTTTAAGTTATCTATCTCACTATCTGATTTTTCTATGTCTTCCCCCTTTGTTTTATTTCCATACCCCATAGAGTTTAATTTCCTGTACCCTTTTTTAAAATCCCCTTCACACTCTAGTATACAGAAAATAGCAGAATTAGATATGGGCTTTAACTCCTCAAAACAAGTAGATGTAGAAAATACATATAGAAAATTGCCCTCTAAGTTGTATCCTGCTGAAACCCCCTCACTCTTACCAGGTCTAGTCATCTCTATCCACTTGTCACTCTCTCTAGATATAACCCACTCAAACTTCTCGAGGATATCTATTCCAATATTAGGGTCATTATTATAATCGGGGAACGGATCTTTATACTCCCCTTCATAAAAATACTTCTTCTCTTTTATAAGTGTCTCATCAAAAAGTATTGATGTACTTAAGAGAATAGCCCTGTCATAATCAGATATCTTGTTCACTTTACTTAAGTCTCCATAAATAATCTCGTAACCCTCTGAGGGAAAACATTTAAGATATCCACCATCTCCTCTTGTTTCTATTAACACTTCCTTATTTTTATTCTTCGCTAATTTTCTATTTCCCTCTATTACATCTGTTCTGTAAAGTATGTGGTATCCCCCACTTTTAGTCTTAGATACAACCATCTTTTCAAGTATGTGAACAGGCACTTTACTTTTCCAAGATTTCCATAATTCACTAGGGTTGTCACAGTTGTGTATATCAAAGTCTATACCTTCTAAGCCTCCAGAAATAGCCCCAGTACAAATACCTATCTCATCAAAATTGTAGTTGTTAACATCTTTATTAATAGGAGATCCCCAATCTTTTCTAACGGGAATTTTACCTCCTTTTTCAAGAGGTACGGGGTTTAATCCTGCTTGTAAGTACTCTAGTGCTTCTTTTTTATAGTTCATTTATAATAGTTTATTTATTTTAACAAAGGATATTCCATCTCCGAATGAAGTTACTACGTTAAATTCTTTTTCTTAAAGAAAAAGTTCTGTACTCTTCAATTTATAATCGTATTTCACTTTAAATATATCATTTTCACGTTAATGGTGTATTTATTTTAAGAATACTAATCAACGTTTTTAAATCGAAAAGGCTTTTAATAACGCAAGTTTCATAATCAAATATAGATACATACCACCCTTCTTTAATAGCCTCCTCGTTATCACTTGTAATTAAACAAATATCTCCTATATCAAGTGTGTAATAATACCAGTCTTCTGAATATCCTGAACTCTCAGTAGTTTCGTGTTGTATTTTAAATCCCAATTCTATAATATCTTTTTCTGTCATAATTTATTTTTTAATTAGTTAAATTATTTGTGCTTGATATAACTAGTTGTGCTTCATTAAAACGAAAGCACAACACACAATATAATGTATGCTTGCTTTCGTTCCATTTGAAACATTTGTGGCAGGCTTTATTTTGCCACCCACGCTATTATACCAATCACTAACAGCACCAATAAAACTAATGCTATCCCTCCCCAAAATGGAAGCATTACCCACCACCAGCTCCATGTAATAGTGCCAATAAGTTTTAACACTACAAATACTACTCCTAATAAGCCTAAAACGCCTATTCCTGAACTACTGCTACTTGAACTTTTACTCATGTTATTTAGTTTTATGCCCACGCTCCAAAAAATAAAGCAGCGAGCGGTTTATAATCAATTAAATTTTGTCGTTAATTTTCGCACACATCATATTGCCATCCGTTGTATGCAAGTGCTTAATTTAGTGCTTTATCAAAGTTCAGTTCTTCTAATCTTTTTCTTTTATTTTTTTCCATATCTAATTTTGTTTATAATTTACCGTACTGTTTACAACAATATGTAACAGGCATTAAAGCGACCTGTTACACGACCTCGATATAATTAAAGCCCTTGATCTGCTCATATTTTATTTTTTAAGCCAACCTACACTAATTAAGTCTCTAACAAAAGCTCTAAATTCTGCAATACCTCGATCACAGAACATTTCGTGTGCTTCATCCATACTTTCAGGATTATTCTTTAATACACCAATATACCATATTGGGTTATCTAAATGTTCTTCTTTCCACGGTTTAACTCGCTTATCTGTAACTTTAATATCACAACCTTTATAAGGTACACCGTCATCATTATATAATCGAGTTGCTTCAAAACAATACAAATCCGTTTCAAATACCCTACCGTCAAATGATATAACATTCATTTCTATTTCTTCATCTTCTAGATAATACCAATATATACAAGCAGCATCTTCTCTAACGTACCATACATCTCCTATTTTAATTCTATTTTCCATCTTCTAATTGTTTATTTATAGTTAAATTTAGAAACTATTAGTTTGTATAATCAATTATTTTTAAACCCCATTGCAAATTAATCCACCCCATTTCGCGTTCAGCAAATGCTTTATTCATCTTTAGGTTTTTCCGTAAATAAGCTACTCCCCACTTCACCCATTCCTCACATTGAGCTGTTGTCATAGTAAACTGAGTATACCAGTCATCTTTCCTATCCTTTATATCATTGTAAGTCACCTTATGGTCCGCGGTAATAAACATTTGATTGATTAAATCAACTACTGCTTTGTTACGTTTTTCTTCTATACTCAATCGTTTTTTAGGTTCCATAATTCGTAATTGTTATTTTGTGTCTTAAATTATTTTTACTTGTCCATGACTTTACTAAACTCATTGTTTAATAACTCTGTGTACAGAAAATTACTGTGAGAGGGATATCCATTATCCCAAGATTCGGGAAACACTCTTTCACCACTATCAGTTTCAATATAAAAATACTCAAATCCTTTTGGAGCACCTTTTACAAATATTAATTTATTAGAGTCTTTACACCAAACTCTATCTAATGTAGCTTTCCAATTTCTAACTTTTTTGTTATTCTTATTATACCAATCATTATCTCCGTAATAATTACAAAAAGTATTTCCATTTACTATGTACCCCTTACTCATAGCATAATCTGACACCTCTAAAGGTGTAGGTGGGGTTATCTCCTTCTCTTTAAAATCATCTAAAGAGTATATCTCATCAATAGCATTTTTTAACAGTGTGTTTGTTGAGCACTGTGTGTAATCGTCTATTGCTTTCCTCATGTTTAATTTAGACTTAGATAAAGATTTGAAATGGCGTGGAATAATTAGTGTTACATATCCTAAAAAGCCTTTGACTTCTGTGACAAAACCATGTGTTTCTAAACTTAGTATGGAGTTGCTAATATCTGAGTACGATAATTTTAAATCTACTTGAACTCTCTCAGAAGATATCTTTATAACACCAAGAGTGCTTACAGCAGGTTGAGTGCACAAATATATGTACAGCAGTTTAGTATTAGGGAGGATGCCACTGAAAACAGCATCCCCCCATAATTTATCTATCTTTATCATTTTATTTTATTTAAAAAGTGTTTTTTTTAAAAGGGAAGATCATCCTTTTGTTCTGACCCTTCATTGACGGATACAAACTTAGCTCTGAGAGGTTTGTTTGTTTTTTCGGTGTCATTTACCTTGTTGTCACTATCTGAAGAAAACTCAGCTTTAATCCAATCTCCTATGATTTTATATAAGAAATCTTCTTGTTCTCCAAAGTCCCATGTTGTTTTACCCCCCCTTGTCTTTTGAACACCCATCGGTAGATCTGTGTTAGCAAGATTATACTCAATCTTTGTGTTGTCTTGATATATCTTTACACCTGAATAAGTCTTACCGTTTTTATCAGACACCATAGACCATGTTCCGAGAGTTATATCTTTCCCCATATCTATATTACCTAATCTCCTGATAAAATCCTTGGACAACACTCCAAATACCTCTCCCATAGAGACTGAGTACTTGTCATCTACATCTGATATTTCTAGTTCTAGCATTTCTCCCCAGTCTGTATCTCGTAATGATACGTCTGTTAGCTTACCACTTATGTCAAACAAGATGTAATAGTAAACATCTTTACCTTCATTCTTTCCTTTTGCTTTTTTTCTTACAATAATAAGTTCTGGGTTTAACCCCATCTCTTCTACTTTCTTTTCTAAATCTTCTCTTTTATCATACTCTAAAACTAAGTTGTTAGAGAATGTTTTAATAAATGTTTTGTGTGATGAGCCACCGCCCATTGTGTTTACTCCCATTGTTTTAAATTTAATTATTGTTATTATTTATTTAATCTGCTCGTGTAAAATAAAATATCCGCTTGGAAATTTATTCTTTCTATTTTTAATATGTTTCGTTTTTTCTCATATAGCACTCTATTTTTTTCGTACTTCACTGTTAAATTATTTAATCTTTCTACTGTTTCATTTTCACTTAATTTTTTATTTTTTAATATTCCTTGTTGTTGTTCCTTTTGTTTGTGCCAATTAATTGAGGACTTCTTAACCCAATAGGTAGTTTGTTTATCTAACTCTTCAATATACTTATGTAGCTCTTCTACTTTGGTTGTGTCGTTATGGTACATAACTTTTGTTAAAGTACTGCAGAAACCACTCGTTAAAATATTAGAGGTTATAAACTTATCTACTCCCTCATAATAATTACTGTATCTTATATCTTGCCACAAGTATTGGCCCCCTTTTTCCAAAGATATTTTAAATCCTTTGAAGAAAATAGCACTCTCTCCTTTAAATGTGTGAATGTTATTAGGCAGCTCCTTACTTGCTATCTCAAATATCCTTTTTAAAATTTCTTGGTTATGCATATTTTATTATTGTTATTGGAGTTTAAAAAGATGTAGCTGTGTAAAAAGATATATCTTTCGAGGTACAAATGTACAATAATAATATTACATATACAAGTTTTGTTGACAGTGTGTTTTAATACTTTTATTTTTTTCGAGTAACAATTCTATTTGGCTACATATGTACGTCCAATTATTAAAGTAAAACAAATGTTTTTTACTTGGGTTACTCACTGAGGTTTCATTCCTCCAATACTCTCTTATCTTTACAGCTTGTTTTAATTTTTTCTTTTTGCCTATGTGCAAAGAGATAAGATTGTTATGCAGATCAAACAGGTAGTTGTTAATATCAAAATTATTTTCTTGTTGTGTATTCATAATGTGTTATTTTGCATATAATTAAGTTTGTATGAGTATTTGAATATAATTAAAATTTAGTTCCTTTTACAGCTTGTTTTTTACCGTAATCCGTAGTTATGTCAAACTGTAATCCAGTTGCAGCACTAAATCCAAATTTATGGTTGGGTAAGTCTGTACGCTCAGTCCACAGCACTTGACTGTTTAACTTCAGCCAATCTGTAATTTTAAAGGTCAATTCTAATCCTGTTTCAAAGCTAAGGCCTTGTCCCATTCCGTAACGAATGATATATCCCCCACCAATGTAAGGAGTAAGGGCGTATTTAATATTAGTAAAAGGCACTGGTAAATTTGTAAAACAATACCCAACTTCAGACCCGTACCTGTAAAACTTACCACCATATAACTCTGCAAACTCAAATTTAGGAGATACAAGCCAATGGCCTATATTCCTTTCTTCGGCTTGTAGTTTTATCTTAACCGTTAAATCTAGCGTAAAAGGCTTGTTTCCGTGATTATCTTCCAAAAATGCTAGTTTATTATCTTGGTAGATAGATATACCTATTGCACTCTGTGAGTAGCTTACAACTACTGAAAGTAGTAACACTGTGTAAATTATTATTTTTTTCATTTTATTTAGTTTTAATTTATTTGTTGTTTATTCTTGCTAATAGGTTTTAAGTGAGTGAACCCCAATTCTTTATTTAAGTCAATATTATGTCCCCTCATTTTCCTGAACATCATTTCAGATAAAGTTTCGTCATCAAGAAATAAGCTATCATTATCATATAGTTTCAAGCTGTCTAGTATTGATAGCATACAAGCTGCCATATTGAGTAATTTTTCTTTGTCTTTCATAACCTCTTAATTTTTATACACTTTAAAATCTTTTCCCCTGAAGCTCTCTTTCTTCAGCTTTGCTTTAATAATCGCTTCCTCTTCTGAGGACGCATCTACCTCAGCGTACCTATTATCATACCCATCTTCTGTCAATACCCAGTACTCAACGATGTATATCTTGTTGTTCTTCATATAGTTGGGATTATTTGGTAAGAGTCTCCTTTTTGATAGTAGGCTGACCCACCATTATTTCCTTCTTCGTCTGTCTGAAACACTATCAGAGAGTTGTCGGAAAAGAATAGTACAAGTGGGATCTTAGTCCATCCAAACTCTTCGGCTTCTTCTCTTGTCATGTACCTTGCTAAAGATATTTTTTTACCTTTAAATAATTTAGTGTATTTTTTTTCTAAGCTGTCATCTTTTGTTCCCATAGTTTTATTATTACGCTTTCAAATATAAGGAAAATAATTTGTATATCCCCTTTAAAAAACTGTTTTCTTTTTTTATTTCTTCAGGAGTGTAAACTTCTATTCTAACAACATTCAACATCCTGTTGTGTCTTATTGTTAATCCTGTTTCTAACTGTTTGTTTCTCATATTTATTATTCAAATTCAGGAACCCCAGCAGCTTCCATTAATTCTACGTCTCCTTTTTCTATGTACTGAGCCAAAGATTCTAACTCGGACAACTCTCCGTAGCTTATACGCTCGCTTCTCAATTCCTGTCTTAAATAATCTAGTCTTTGTTTTATTTTTCTTGGTGTTTTCATCGTGTTTTGTTTTTAAGTTATACGTGTTATACGGAGTTGTAAACAATTAAA